CCTGATTTTATGTCATGGAATTCACGGTATCCGAAAGGAACAAGAGAACGACACGAACGAGCTATTAGGTCAGGCAAGTGTATGGAAAATGCTCGGAGAAAAGCCTTTGTTAAGGTCGAGAAGCTGGTCTATGTAGTTAAAGGCACAGTGGTAGATAAAGCACCACGCCTAATACAAGCAGCTTCTGACGAATACAATGTAACAATAGGACCATGGATATATGGCTTTTCAAAACAAATGGCACGAATATGGGACGATCAACATTTTATTTTCTACACCGCAGGATCATCGGGGGAAGCTATCGGTAGATGGTTACCTGAGTGTAGATTCTATTATGAGAATGACTTTAGCAAGTATGATGCTACAATCAACACATTTTTGCTTGAGCTTGAGCTATACATCTACGTGAGGTTTAAAATGCGCAAGAGTTTGTATGAACTCATTATGCTTAATTTTAAACGACATGGCAGTACACCAAATGGTGTAAAATTTACTGTAGATGGTACCAGGCCCAGTGGCGACCAGAACACGTCATGTGGAAACTCCCTCTTGAATGGAGTAGTAATGGCGTGGGCATTTTATATGACAACTGGCACCACGGATTTCAAATGTATTGTCATGGGAGATGACAATCTAATGGCAACCAACATTGATGTTGATACTAAGCGAATGGAATACTATATTCGTGGGTTAGGATTAATACCAAAACTGGTACGCAAGACTTGTGTAGCAAATCTTGAGTACTGTTCAAGCAGGTTTTGGCCAACAAATTCTGGCCGAGTTCTTGGACCGAAAATTGGTAAGTTTTTGGCCAAGATTGGATGGGTTCTCAGACCACCAATGGGCGAAAAGCGCCTATTGAGAGAATATCGAGGAACAATTTTGTCTCACCAAAATGCTTGTTCACATGTGCCCATACTTCGTGCTATTATCAAGCGCACGTTGGAACTTATTGGGACGGACTCGTACGTCAGGGACAATTCTAGGAGACAGCACAATGACGAACAACACACCACGTGTGTAAGCACGTGGATAATGATGATGGATTGTTATGATCTAACTTATAACGACGTTGTTGATGCTGAGAATTTAATTGCTAAAGCAGAAATGGGTAATACTATATCACACATGGTGTTCGGCCAAGTTGTGGGTATTGACTGCTAAAGGGGTGGCGCCTCCGCCAAACATTTAAGACTCATCAATTTAACGCTTTCCCACTATTTGTAGTGGTCTTTTCAGAGAAATTGATATTTCCTTTATTTGTAAAGGAAAACAACCCTTTTAAGGGTATTACGCTATGCCTAAGAAGAAGGCAAAGAGCAAACCTCCACCCCCCAGGAAAAAACAGGCACCTCCACGTCAGAGGCCAATGTCTCAAGAGAAGTTGAGCATTGGTGCTCGGCTAGGGTCACACGTTGGCAACCTAGTAGAGCAAGGTGCTCGAAGTCTGTTCAAGACAATAACCGGTATTGGTGATTACAAAGTGGAAAGTAACACCATCTTGTCCGGGGCAGACCCACCTATACTATCCAATCGTCTTAGGACGAACATTATTCGCCACCGTGAATACATTACAGACGTTCAAGGTTCAACAGCTTTCAATTTGACGCTATACCAAATAAACGCCGGAAATCCGATAAATTTCCCTTGGTTATTTGCTATAGCACAAAATTACGAACAGTACGTTTTTCACGGTCTCGTTTATGAATTCAAATCAACCAGTGCTGACGCACTCAACAGTACCAATACTGCTTTGGGCACCGTGATTATGTCCACAGAGTATAACGTCAACAACAACGCATTTGTAAGTAAATTACAAATGGAAAACCACGAGTTTACAACAAGTTGTAAGCCCGCGGATTGCATGATGCATCCTATCGAATGTTCCACTAAACAAACTCCCACGCGCGTGTTTTACACACGTCCTGTCCTCAATGCCGCATTTTCTGATTTGCGCTTTGTCGATATGGGCAATTTTCAAATTGCAACGGTGGGTATGCAAGCATCTGCAAACATCGGTGAACTTTGGTGCACCTATGAAGTTGAATTGTTGAAACCTATACTCACAAGCAGCGTGTCTACCACCAACTCAACGTCGGTTTTTAATTTCACTAGCACAACCACTACTGCCATTTTTGGCAGCGGTGTACCTTCGAGTACTTACGGGTTTGCTAGTGTTTTACAACCGTACATTACTTTCGGATTAGTGGCTGTAGTGTTAAATAGTGCATTGTATTTTCCCATTGGTTCAGTGTGGGGATTTTCCTACACTGGCAATGGCGGCGCTGTTCAAGGCGTCGTAGTACCATGGTCATTCTCAGGATCTTCCGGAGTCTCCATTTTCGATAATGGAGCCGGTAATCCAGCAACACGTACTAACAT